GCTGGGGTTGGTAACGAGAACATGCTTGTTGACATAATTAACAAGTACACGAAAAAAGGAGGTCCAATCAACGTCGTTTTCAAATCTTATAACAAAACGTATAGTGTTAATGGATGTGCTTCAGCCAAATCTGTGGGTGCTGAGACTTCTGGTAGAAGAAAGGCAGATGTGGTCCTAATAGATTCGAAGGGTAAACCCTATCCGATTTCAATAAAGAAAGATAACGCCGAAACTTGGGAGTCTGCTGATTCTTATTTCAACAAAGAAGCTGAAACAATTATTGAGAGAGCTATCAAAGAAAAAAAGACCAAGCTAGTTTCTCAGGGTTCTTTCTTTACGATCGAACCAAACATTGCTGTTAAAGCCAGTACTAAAGAAAAAGAGGATGTGGTTTTTGGATCGGACCTCAAAAAAGATGGAGTAGTTATAACAAAAACATTCAACAGTCAATCATTTAATCTAGACAAAGATATGAATCTGGTTGTTGACTGTTCGCACATCATTACAGAATTGTCAGATGTAAAAGAAGATAAAGACGTTTACTTCTTGATTCGCAACAACAAAACTAGAAATAGTATAAAGAAGTATCCAGGAATACGAATACTGGCAGTATACAAAAAAAGAATCAATAATAACGTTATTGTGGTACAAAGATAATGATAAAATTCTCAGCATTCCTAACTGAATCGCTTGATGTTGATAAATTAAAACATTTAGAACATGCAGAAGATCATATAATACACGGCGGTAACGAGGGGTTGTCTCATGCTATAGGCAATTTAAATGATCTTCATCAATTTTTAACTGGCGCTAAACCAACTAGCAAATTTACTACTAAGTACGATGGTAGTCCAAGCGTGGTATTTGGTGTTAATCCAGAAAACAAAAAATTTTTTGTAGCATCAAAATCCGCTTTCAATAAAAATCCAAAAATTAATTATACACCTGAAGACATTCAAGCCAATCATGGGCACGCGCCCGGTCTAGTTCAAAAACTAAACCAAGCACTACAACACTTGCCTAAAATAATGCCAAAAGATAAGAATGATGAGATGAGCGGCGTTTATCAAGGTGATTTTCTTTATGATAAAAATGATGTTGAAGACGAAGATGGTAAGTATAAATTTACACCTAATACTATAACTTATTCAGCTGACAAAAATGCACCTCAGGGTAAAAAAATTAACGATTCACAGATCGGGTTTGTTGTTCATACTAAGTACGAAGGAAAAGATCTTCCTAGTATGAAAGCTGGATTTGATGTTGATCATTCGCAGTTTAAACAACACCCAGATGTTAATCTCGTAAACCCTGAAATAAATGATAAGTCTAAAACGCAATATACCAAATCTCAACAAGACAAGTATCAACAGCATATCATCGATGCAGCCGATGCTTATTCAAAAATGGATCCTGAGTTTTTAAATAAACTTAGTGATCATGATGAAATGCTAAAAAGATATATCAATCAGACTGTTAGAGATTCTAGTACACCAAATTCTACTGATTATTCATCTTTTATTGAAGATAAAAGAAATAAAGAACTATCTAAGCTTAAAACACAAGCAGCTAAAGATAAAAAAGCTGATACTTTTAATAAATTAATTTCTGACATTAAAGATGATCGTGATAATTTTGATAAATCTTTTAATCTTCATCATCATTTACAGAAAGCTAAAGATGTATTAGTAACATCTCTTGGTAATCCTACAGATTTTGAACATAGTGTAGGTGGAAAAACTGTTAAACCAGAAGGATTTGTTTCTATTAGAGATGGCCGACCGACTAAACTAGTTGATAGAGCAGAATTTAGTAGATTAAATTTCGCTAATAATAGAGGAGCCGGTGAACCTGATACTAGTACATCCGAAGATCTTGGTGTTAAAAAACCACACGTATTTGCTTTCGGCAGAATGAATCCACCGACTGTTGGTCACGGCGCTTTGGTAGATAAAGTTCACGAATTAGCAGCTGCTAATAAATCTGGACACTCTATTGTATTATCTTCTTCACAAGATCCAGAAAAAAATCCTTTGAGCCCGGATCAAAAACTTAAGCACGCCAAAAGATTTTTTCCAAATACTAATATTAGTGTTGCTTCCAAAGATTCACCTTCATTTATAGATCAGGCAGATAATCTACACAAACAAGGTGTCGATCATCTCATCATGGTAGCTGGTTCGGATCGTACTGATGAATATAAACAGTTGCTTGATAAGTACAATGGTAAAGGTCCAAACAAAAGATTCAATTTTAAGCGTATTGACGTGGTGTCAGCTGGTCAACGCGATCCAGATGCTGAAGGCGTTGAGGGTATGTCAGCATCTAAAATGAGATCACATGCTATGGATAGAAATTTCAATCAATTTTCTAAGGGTATACCTAGACATGTTGATCCTGAACACGCCAAAGAAATGTATAACGATGTTCGTAAAGGAATGGATATAAACATCGATCAAAATACTTCTGGTATCTCATTATCACGCTACGCTAAAAGAAATGATGAGATAGGAATGAAAGCTAGAAATGAAATAGAACGACGTAAAGTAATAAAAAATTCAAAAGCGGCTATCAAAGAAGATAATGTCATGACATCTTCTGGTGGTGAAATAAGAGGTTTAGGTTTAGTATCAGGAAATCCTTCCGGCAGTTTAACTACATACGCTGCAATGAATGCTACAGATGCTGATACACGAGATCAAATACTTAGAGGTTTAATAAAATTTAGTCATTATGATTATCATGGTAGTATAGATTTAAATAAAAAAGATAAAAACAAGTTAATAACTAAAAAATAACCGTTTTTATAAATAAAACAAAAAAAGAGTAGTGCTATGAATATAGAAGAAAAACGCGGTCTTTGGGACAATATCCATGCTAAGCGAGAAAGAATTAAGCATGGTTCTGGTGAACGCATGAGAAAGCCCGGCGAGAAAGGTGCACCCACGGCTGCTGACTTTAAAGCTGCTAGTGAAAGTGTCACAATATCGCGTGAAAAATCAAAACATTTTAAGACGCCAGAAACATCGGAACTACAATCAATAGATCCAAACGATCCTGATTCAAGATTCGATGGTACTAAATCAGTAGTTTGTGTGTACAAAAAAGCTACACCGGGTCAAATAGTAAAAAAAGTAGTGAGAGAAGCTAGACTAGTTGAATGTAATGGAAATTGTACGTGTGGTAAATTTCCACCAGTCTCTGAAGCCGAGTATCACGGTAGAGAAGTACAGCTTAACAAACCTATGAAAGGTGATGTTAAGAAATCAAAAGTTTATGTTAAAGATCCGAATACCGGCAACATTAAGAAAGTAAATTTTGGTGATAAAAACTTATCAATAAAGAAACATATTCCTGCTAGACGCAGATCATACTGCGCGAGATCAAGCGGCCAGGGTAATCTAACAGATAAGACTAGCGCAAATTACTGGTCAAGAAGAGCTTGGAACTGTTGATGAAAACATTTAAACAATATAAAAAAGATATTGATGAGCTTAGTGTTCCACAAGGAACTACCGGTAAACGTAAAAACATTAGTGCACCGATGGTAGCTATACGAATGGCGTCTGGTAAGATAGAAAAACACCCACCAGGTAAAAGTGCAAGTTCAGGTGGTGGAAACGGAAGTTAATATAATTCGAAAGTAAATTTAATGGCGCAATTTAGAAAAGATACTCACCAATATTTATCAGACGGCAAAACTATTTTTGAAGTAATGATGTTAGCTGATCAATTTGGAAATCTTATTGGCCCAGCAAATCCAACCGGTACAGCTGTAGATGCTTTCGGCAGAGCTAGATCATCGCAACCTTTTACTCTTTTTGATTCATTTCATCGTTATGATGAAAATGATAAATTTTGTACGTCTAATAGTGCTGGTGGTACTTATTCGTTTGTTTCAAATACGTCATCTATTGATTGTACAATTACTACTGCATCTGGCGCTTATGTATACAGAGAAACTAATAAAGTATTTTCTTATCAACCGGGTAAATCATTACAGATTATTCAATCATTTGTAATGAATCCAGCTAAAAATAATCTTAGACAGAGAATAGGTTATTTTAGTGCAACAAATGGTTTTTTTCTAGAAAATAGTGGTACTTCAACTGTTCAATTTATTAAAAGATCAAGCGTAACCGGTAGTGTTGTAGATACTGCAGTAACACAATCTAATTGGAATATTGATAAACTTGATGGTACAGGAGCTTCCGGTTTAATACTCAATCTTGATGATCCACAAATTTTATTTATTGACATGGAATGGTTGGGTGCTGGCAGTGTTCGTATGGGATTTATTATAAATGGTCAAATGATTCATTGTCACAGTTTTCATCATGCTAATATCGATACCTCGAGTAAAGGTGCTTATATACAAACAGCAGTGTTACCAATTAGATCTGAGATAGAAAATATTGGAACAACTTCTAGTAACAGCACATTTAAAGAAATATGTTCAAGTGTTATATCAGAAGGCGGTTACTCACTTTCGGGAACATCATATACTATAGGTAATGATCCACAGGGATCTAATCAATTTTCTTTAACTACAGCTGGAACTTATTACCCTATAGTAGCTATTAGATTAAATCCACAAAATCCAGACACTATTGTAATACCAACTGACATTGCAATTATGCCAATTTCTGCATCTAATTATCGATATAAACTTATTAAAGGTGGTGCACTCGCCGGTGCTGTTTGGGCTAACACACACTCAGGATCACATGTACAATACAATACTAATAGTGCAGCTATCTTATCGGGTGGTGTAGATATGTATTCTAGTTATGTTACTTCTACTGTGCAAGGTGGTGGCGATATTAATTTAAGTCAAAACAATTTTTTCAAATATCAATTAGAAAGAAATAGTTTTGCTAATACTCAAACTACATTTATTCTTGCAATAACTTCTGGAACAGCTACTTCTAACGTATGTGGATCTATTTCATGGGAAGAGGTTACATAAATATATTATGAATTTTATAAGTTATTTTTTTAGAACTTTAATATTGCAAGAATATTTTGATACAATTATTAAACAAAAAATGTCAGATAACATCACTTTAGTTGATGATATTAATGATCAGTGTAATGAAAGTAAGGATAAACAAATAAATGAATAAGACTAAATTAATTGAGCAACTTAAAGTAATTTTAGCTTGTACTTTTTCTTATTATTTAAAAGCACACAATTTTCATTGGAATATTGAAGGTCCCGATTTTCCGCAGTATCATTCATTTCTAGAAACAGTATATACTGACTCGTGGGAAGCAGTTGATGCTATTGCTGAAAAGATTCGCATGTTAGATGCTTATGCGCCGGGTAGTCTTAGCAGATTTAAACAACTCAGTAATATCGAAGATCAGATTTATATTCCGACTTCTTTAAAGATGATTGAAGAACTTTATAACGATACTTCAATATTACAAAATGAGATTAAGTCTGGTATGAAATTAGCAGATGAAGCAGATGAATCATCAATATCAAATTTCTTGCAAGAAAGATATGACGCACACGCTAAGTTAAAGTGGATGATGCGTTCTATAATTAAAGGTTAAAAATAAATGAAAGAAGATATGTGCTTTAGATCTTTAGAAAATAGCATTCGTGATATGTATGTAGAAGGAGTTATAGGAACTGGAAGAATAACTGGTTCTAGAAGTGTTGCGTTTAGACAATCGTCTAAATCAAATTCTACCGGTGAACATGATCATGGTATTGATATAGGTGCTAGAAGAAATTATGCACACGAAATAGAATCACAAAAAAGATCTGAAGATAATGCACGTAAACGTGAGCAAGAAACTCAAAGACGCGCAAAGGAAGCTGAGAAGCGTCAGAAGCTACTCACCCTTGATTACATACTGAGAAGTAGCCACGAGAACGTAATTGATCTTTCAAAACAAAGGAATCTAAATATGACAACACACAACGAAGAAATAGTAACAGAAGAAACTCACGTATTTCATGTTCATATGAAGCCGACTATCGGTCGTCAACACCGTATGGTTGACGACAACACTTCAGAACCTATTGGAGATAAGCCAAAAGGCGATAAGTTGGTACTTAAAGTTAAGGCCGCAAATAAGTCCGAAGCGACAAACAAGGCTGCTAAGCACGTTGCGAAGAATTACGGCATTCATAATGTTGTTTCAATAACCCATAAGGGTCTTGCCGAAGAAACCAATACAGAAAAGCGTATGAAGATCAAGAATGTTGCTCGCCCAGACGATGCAGCTCCAATTTCCGATAAATCAACTCTCGGTAAAACTGGTCAAATCAAAACAAAAGTAATCGACGAAGCAAAACCAACAATGTCACTACCAAATTTTGGGCTTTCTGCAAGCCTTATCGAAACTGCTCGCCAAATCGTTCAAAAGAAGCAAGACGATAACGATAAAGATTCAAAGAAGATGTCAGGCGGTAAGACTGCTGTTGATTTTGAGCCAGAAACAAACGGCAAGATTAAAGAAGCCAAACTGTCACCCGCAGAGTTTATGAAAGGCACTCGCAGAGCAGGTACAGGTACCGATGATCAACTCAAAGCAGATGCGGTAAGGAAGAATGCTGGACCCGGATCGGGTAAGATTCGTCAACTGGCTAGAGATGAGTTGAAGCGCCGTGGTGTTATGAAGGAGCAAGATGTCGAACAGGTAGATGA